CGAAAGACGCAACTGAACACCGGCGGCCGATGTCGTTGTCGGAGTCGCCGTTAGGCTGCACCGCCACCAACCATTGCCAACATACTGAGCTCGCACCGTACCTGGTCCGGTGACCGCAGTCGCGCCAGCAACCAGGTCGAAAGACCCGATGATGTTGACGCCGAAGGCGCTCACGGTCAGCACGAGCTGGAAGTACCGCAGCCCGACTGCTGCCTTAGCGTAAGCGGAAGCGGTATAGGGCTGACCTGCCGTGAAGATTGGCGTTTGACCGATGTAGTGACCTGCTGTCGCAGCCGCCTCTGCAAGCATGCTGGCGGTTGACGTCCCGTCCGGCGCGCTGCTCGCGTTGGGCGTGACAAGTGCACTCGCGTTCACCCAACCAGTGGCACCAAATGCGGACGAGTTGATGACTTGGTTTGTGGTCGCGCTCTCGATCAACAGACTCGACGGCGCCGACAAATTTGCCGGGTCGTACGTGTAGCGCGGCGTGTTCGGCGGTGCGACGCGCAGCGTGCCCGTCGAGTCGTAGTAGGTCGCCGATGCAGCGCGCGAGACAGCGACCGCGGCGCCATAGGCTCCCGTATCCGCGGGCCGTGCCGGCTCGAAGACGATCGGCGCGCGTCCAGTCAACTGAGTCAGGATGCTGATGACCGCACGGCGCGTGACGCGCTCGCGGAAGATGTTGATCAGGATCCGCGAGCGGAAGCTGGCGTCGGTCTGGTTCGCCGCCCGCGTCAGGTTGCTGCCGAAGAAGTCGGCGGCGATCAGATCGAGGAAGCCGTCGGTGGCCGTGCTGATGCGCGTCTGCAGGCGCACGTAGGCCAGCACCGAGTAGCCGAACGCGAGGATGTTCGCCAGGCCCAGGAGCAGCGCGTCGCGCAGCGGCGAGAGGCCGTTGAGGAACCAGCCGTGAGGGATCAGCTGGCGCAGGCGCGATTGGATGTCATTTTGGTCACCGGTTGCCATGCTGTCCTCAGGTCGTCGTGAGCGTGCCGCACTTGATGGCCTGCAGCGACGTCGCCGTCAGGTCGGCCGTGCCGCCGTTCAGCGTGATCGCGGTCACGTTCGAGACGCCCGGCGACGCGCCGTAGGCGATCAGCGCCAGCCGGCTGTAGGGCAGCGAGGTGCCCAGCGGCAGCGCGTTGATGTAGGCCGTCAGTGCGGCGTTCACGAGCGCCACCACCGACGAGTGCACGTAGCCCGCCGCGGTCGTCAGCGTCATGGCAACGTTGGCGGTGACGACCACCGGCGCGAAGACGCCGAAGGTCGATCCGATCGGCCGCACCGCGTCGATGGCGTTCGAGATCGTCGACAGGAGCGTTCCGGACGGGTGCCCGCTGCCGTCGTCGACGACCGCGAAGAAGTAGCCCAGCTGATAGACGCCGCCGTAGGTCTGATCCTCCGTGATCGTCCAGTTCATGCCCTGCTGCACCGACGCGATCGCGTTGGCAACCGCCGCGCGCGTACCCTTGGACAGCGCGGAGATATACAGGACGAAACGCGCGCGGAACGCGGCATCGGTCTCAGCGTCGGCGCCAGTCGTGAAACCCAACGGGTTGGTCACCGTGTCGACGCCCACCAGCGCGCTGCCGATGGTGTTGATCAGGCCCGCGACCGCGTTCCCGGCGGCGGCGGCTGACGTCGACTGCACCGTCGCGGTGATGCTGGAGATCCCCGCGCCCATGACGTAGGCGCCGAGCGTGGTGCTGTAGGCCGCCTGCCCGGTGTCCGCGATCACCGTGTACTTCTGAGAGCCGTCGGCGGTCTGGACGATGGTGCCCAGCGGGATCGTCACCTGCGCGCCGGCGGTGAACCGCGCGAAGGTGACCGAGCCCGTCGCGGCCTGCGCGGCCAGGCGAGTGAAGTTGTAGTCCGCCGCCCAGCTGTCGGCGTCGGAGCCGCTGCTGGTGGCGAAGCGCGTCAGCGACGCGATTTGCAGCGCGATGCCCTGCAACCAGAGCATCATCGCGCCCACGGCCTCGACGACCGATCGCAGCACCGACCCGACGGTCATGTCGACCAGTTGCGACGCGGCGCCCTGGATCGCCGCGACGGCGTTCGAAACGATCTGCGTGAAGGTCTGGGTCTGGATGGCCATGAAGTGCTCAGTTGGAGACGTTGAAGCTCAGCACGACCGGCGTGTTCGTGGCGGCGTCGTTGTAGGCGATGGTCACGGCCAGCGCGGAAGGGTCCGTCGGCGCTTGGGTCACGGTGATCTGCGGCGGCGGCGTCTTGGCGACGGCGCTCTCCAGCAGCAGGTGCGCCTTGATCAGCGCGGTGATCTTGCCGACGTCCATCGGCTGGCCGACGTAGGCCGGCAGGCCGGCGCCATAGTTCGGTTGGAAGACGTAGTCACCCGGATTCGTGAGCAGGCGCCGCAGCACGCGCTGCTGACCGAGCAGCGTCCCGTTGACGGTCTGGAGATCGCCCGTCGGGCCCGTCGAGACGTCGCTTCCCCAGTAGTGAAACAGGTCGTTGATCAAACCGGGCCTCCGGTGTTGAAGGTGCCTGTCGAGACGCCGCTGTGTACGTGCGTCTTGCCGGACTTGCCGGCGAAGGTGACGTCGGTCGTGCCGACGACGTTGGGCGCCGTGATCGTGCCGCTCGCCCCGAGATTGCCGTTCACCGTCACGTTGCCGTTGATGGTGGTCGCGCCGGTGATCGTGGTAGGCGCGGTAATGCTGGCCGCGGCAGCCGTCACCGCCAGGTTGCCGCTGACATTGGCGGTTGCCGCGCCCGAGATGGTCGCCGTCATGTTTCCGGTCACGGAAGCACTCAGATTGCCGCCGACGCTGACTGAGGCGTTGCCGGGGCAACTGACGGTGATCGTGCCGTCGCCGTTCAAGTTCACCAGACTGCCGGCCTTGTCCTGCAGCAGGATCTGCCCGGCGTCGGTTAGCTTGGCGAAGCTTCCGGTGGCGTGCACCAGCCAGAACTCGCCGCTGGGGACGCTGAGCGGCCGGTCGATGTCGTTGTAGAGCCGGCCCTCGACAAAGCCGGCCTCGAGGTCGCCGTTGAAGAAGTGCACCGCGACCATGTCGCCGACTGTGGGCGCCGCGAACATGCCCCAGCCGTTCCCGATCCAGGGCGAGCACAGCGGCAGCCAGCCGGTCAGGATCTGCTCGGACTGCAGCTGCACGCGCACCGAGAAGTTGGCCGGGTCGTAGCTGGTGATCAGCCCGACCGACTCCTGCCGGCGTGTGCTGGCCTCGCGCTGGGCCTGCAGCCGCATCGCATTGAGCACCGGATTCATCATCACGTCGCCTCGTTGTCCGGGCTGCTGTTCTTGGCCGACACCGTCATCCGGTAGCCGTCGTCGAGGCTCATCGAGCGCACGATCTCGGTCGGGAAGTAGTTCTGATCGAAGGCGGTGCCGGTTCCCTGCACGCGCAGGATCTGCTTCGTCGTCAGGAGGCCATCACCAGGCATGTCGGCATGCACCTTCATCTCGTGCGCCACCAGCAGCCGGTACTTCTGCTCGGCCAACTGCTGGCACTGCACCGCGGTCTTGCCGGGCGCGACGGTGTAGCTGTAGCTCTGGACGCCGCCGAATGGCGACGCCTTGCCAGCCTGGATCGCCTTCGCTTTGGTCGGGTAGGACTCGATCACCGGCACCTTCTTCGTGATGCTCGGGCTGCGCACCGTCACCGAGATGCCCTTGGCGATCGTCAGGCTTCGCGAGAAGCTCAGCGCGATCGCGTTGCTTTGCGGCGAGCCGATGGTCGAGTCCGGCGCCTGCCAGTACAGGAGGTACGGCTCGCTGCTCTCGCGCGTGTCGGGCTCGAAGTGCAGCTCCTCGCCGGTCACGTAGCAGACCATCCCCTCCTCGCGCGCCAGCCAGGTCAGCAGATCCCACTCGCTGCGGTCGGCCTGCATGCGCACCTGGGAGTGCTTGTAGAGCGTGCCCGCGGTCTGAGCGGTGGCAGTGACGACGGGCGTCAGGCCGTGCGACTGGGCCAGAAGCGTGGCGATGTCGCTGGAGCGCTGGTTCTCGTAGAGGCTCGTGATCTTGGCGTCGATGAAGACGGCCGTCAGGTCGCGGCCCGTCAGCGTGAGCATCGCCGCCACCGGGTTGATCTCGACGTCGTCGACGCGCCCGTAGATCAGGCTGACCAGTTCGGACGGCGTCGGGTGAGCCGGGTCGGCGGGGAAGCCCGCCATGATCTCGACGAAGAGCTGCGTCTGCGTCGAAAACCAGTTCGCGTCCATCGCGGCGGGCAACTGCGACATCGCGAACGACACCCGGAAGGTGTCCGCCTCGTAGTAGGTGTTGCTAGTCACCTCCCACGAGATCCAGCCATCCACCGAAGCGTTGGTGACGGCCGAGGCGTTGTTGCCGGTGCCGCTGGTCACGCGCACGATGGCGCGCGGCGCCCGCCCAGCGGGCACGGCCGGGAAAGCGTTGAGCATCGAAGGGCCTTCAGGAACTCAGGATGCCGGTGGTGCTGCCCACGACCGGCGGGATCTGCAGCACCTTGGTGCCCTGGATGAACGGATCGGTCAGACCGTTGGCCTGCGCGATGCCGGTCCAGGCCGAGGCTTCGCCGTACTGCTGCTCGGCGATCTGGAACAGGTTGCCGCCGGCGGTGGCCACCGTGCGCGGCGACGAGTTGGCCGAGCCGAGGTTGCGCTGCATGCGGCCCAGGATGCTCCCGAGCGTTCGCAGGTTGCTCAGCTGCGTCATGGCAGCGACCTGGGCGCTCATCTGCGTGGCCGAGGTCGCCGTGGGCGCGCCGGGCACCAGGCCGCCGAACGCCGTCGCGCCGGCGATCGTGCTGGTCGCCGCCGCAGTCAGCACGCCGACCTGCGCCTGCGCCGACACGATCGGCTGCAGCACGCTGTTGATCTGGCTCTGCGGCGCCGTGGTGAACGTCGAGACGGCCGCGATGGCGGCGCT